TTTGGTCAACAGTAAGACCAGCCGCTCTACCAGCATCAGCCATAATAGCAAAACCTTGTGAAAGGTCGGATACGGATACAGCCGCATTTTTAGCAACTGCTACCCACTTGTCAAGTAACTTAATACCATCATCAAGTTCAAGTCCAGACTGTCTCAAAGAACCGACCAAAATATCAATAGACTGACTATACTGCATACCAGTAATGTTAGCAAGAACAGAAGCGTCTCTTAGTAATTGAACAGCTATCGCAGTTCTCTCAGCCTGTCCAGCATACCTAGCAGTGGCTCTTAGAGCCAAGTCCATACCTGTAAGAGCTTGGTCAATAGATACACCAAATTCGATGGCAACATCAGCAGTGTCCTTAAAGAAGTTCTGAAGTCTATCACCAACAGCACCAGTAGTGATGCTAATTCTAGCTAGGGTGACTTCAAAGTCTCTCCAAACCTGAATTGTTTCACTAAACTTGCGAATAGCACCATATACAGCTAAAATAGCAAACTGCCATACGATAACCTTTCTGGTAGCATTGTCGAAAGTTCTTCCAAAGTTATCAAGAGTAATCCTACCCCTACCAGTGGCATCAGCAAATGCGACAGTTTCTCTTGCCGCTCTTGCGGCTTCAACAGAATACTGTCTTACTTTAGCAGTTGCATCAGTTACATTCTTTTGAACCTGTTGGTTAAAAGCGTCTTTAGTCGTAAACGGTGTTACAGGTGTTGCCATTCAACTACCTCTCTATTTCATCATCCTTCACAGGAAGATTAAACTCAGTCTGTTTAGACCCATCTGAAAATGCCCTCTCAAACCATTCCTCAATTTCTGAAGGTTTATCCCAAATTGAACGTGGGGGTCTCTTTTCTTCAGGTAACTCAAAATAAGAGTCTATCTGCATTCTTCTCTTTATTACATAATTTATAGTGTGGGGATATTCAGATACAGATAACTCTAACAAACTCTTGTGTAACGGGAATTTCAAGTCCTTGACAATGCGCCAAATCCCCACAAACGCATTGTCCTCGGCTAGTTTTTTAAGTCTTCTCCCGTTAACTCCAAACTTACATAAGCTGTCAATAACATATCCTTTAGTCTGGAAGAACACTGAGAGTATTCTTCAAACGAATCGAAAGCAAGGTCTTGAAACTTAGGGTCTTTGTAAGTACCTTTGTAAATCTGATACTCTCTAAAACTCTTAGTAAACTCTTCGCTACATTTCAAGTTTATGATAGAATGGACGTACATTTCACGAAGTTTACCAATGTCTTCAATCTTGTCAAGTTCTGCTTTTCTCTCATCAGCCCTTTTCTCAATGTATTTAGTAAGAGTTTCAGCCCTTTCCCTACTACGTGCTTGAATCATTTCCTCATAGTTTTCTTGTTCTTCTAATGTTGGATTGTCTGAAAGCTGAGGTATTTCCTTCTCAGGTATCTGTAATAGGGCTTCGTCCCTATAATCAGCAATTTCACCGAACGTTATACCCATAAGCAACTCATCTCTAGTCAATGATTCTAGGTCAGAGAAACTTGCTTTGTACTCATCTGTTTCTGGATTCCTTAGTTTAATTCTTAAAGCCTTACTACGTGTCAAAGATGAGTTCTTAGCTTCTTGAAACTCGGTATCTCCAACAAGTCTAATATAAACGGTGTCAAGAACCTTGTCACCCTCTCTTATCTCAACTTTCTTGTGCCATCTAAATAATTTTGCAATCTTACTCATAATCCTTTCCTCTCTTTGAAAAAAAAATAAGGGAGTCTCTATGTGCGATAATTAAATCGTCATTAAAGACTCCCTCTTTAACTTAATACGTATATCAAGTTCCTTTAATCTTTATTGTATGACCTGTATTATGCAGGAACGGCACCACTGTATACAATACACTGTGCATCGTTTGACATAAATGAGAATGTCTGTGTCAACTGTCCACCAACGTTTGCTGAAGTACCATCTGACGTAATTCTCATAGCAGGTATAACTACTGTCTTCTTTACAGTCGTGTTATTAGCGGGGTCTTTCAATTGGACTTGAAGCTCAAGTGTTCTTTCCTCATACTCATCAACACCAAACTCACCATAACCATCCGCATCACTCTTGCTACCAGTAGTCAATAGTGCTACTATCTCATTATCAGTATCAAGGACGGTAATGTCACCACTGATGTCAGGTGGGTCAACAATATAACCAACGACATTAACATTACCCATTTCTAGAATTTTAGTGTTGGGGAACGTTCCTCTAATAGTTACACTCTGAACCCTGTACATATGCTCCACACCAATAGTTACTGGGATGTTCTTACCACGAATAGCCGCTGGAACTGTAGCATCGGAAATATCACTCCACGTCATCACACCGCTCTGTGCATGGTAAACAGCCAAGCATTGCTCAGTTGTTGCACCACTAACAGTCAAAGTAGTTCCTGCTACTTCGTACTCAGAATCTTCTTTCCAAGTGCCATCAACAATAACACTTAACATCTTATAACCGTTCTTCAATGTTTTGGGTTCGTGTGTAAGTGTTAGCGCACCTGCAATCAAAGTACCTGAGTCTACTATAACATCATTAGCTAAATATCTCTTTGTGCTTCCAGCGCAACTATACTCTTCGGTACTCTCACCGTCCACAGTATAGGTAAAAGTAAAGTCAGTAATTCTCATCTTTTTTGCGTGTATACACTTCAAAATATCTGTAGTATCTTTTACGTACCCAATTAAATCAACAGTGCTTAAAGTTGAAGCATCAACACCACTACCAGGATATGCGTCAGGGTCTTCACCAACAAGATATGAAAATATTTTGTGTGATACATCAAACGCCTGAAACGTTGCTGTAACCTCTGGAATATCTGTTATAATACCTGCGTGCTTTGAGTTACCAAGTTCATTGATTGTAGTGTTAGGTAGAGTAACAGGCATATCTAATCTTTGAACACGGTGAGCATAAAAATCACCTCTTGGTCCTACAATTCTTAATTTTATATCCTTGTAAGGAATAGCAATCTTCTTTGTCATTTTTCTCCCTTAACTCTCTCCGAATTCCTTTATACCAATTGACCATTTTAGCCCACGAGAAAATCCTTTCCTTTTATCAATCCGAAGTTCTTCTTCTCCAACCCTGAGAGAGATTTTATCCATAAATCAATTAAACCAACCCAATCCTTTGTACTCCACACCACACCCTTTACCTCACCAATCCTTAACTCGCTTGGGTTGATACAGTCTCAAAACTAACTGTAGTTCTCCAATACTTTATCTTTTGGTACAAATTGAAACCATATGATGGTCTCATTGTCCGACTTTCTGCATTAACGTACTCTATTATCCTTAATGGAGTACCTACCATACTTAATCCAGTATCTTTTCTATACCCTAAAGAATAGTCTTTTATCGGGATAGCGTTATTTAGTGCTTGGAAAATTCTGTCTGCCAAATCGTCTCTTTGAACATCGGTCTTAGCAAACACATCTATAGACCAAGTACGTCTAAACCAACTAGCACCTAACTCACCAGCATTATCATCAGAAGTAACGCCAGCTTCTATAGACACAGTAGGTATAACTAAAGTCCCATCTTCTATAGAGTTATATGGGTAACCATCAACAATTTTAGCAATGTCACCAAGTTCGGTGCCGTTTATGTCTAAAGTCTTTATGAAGAAATAGACACTTAAATCTTCATTGTGAAACTTTCCTGTTGCCATATCCCTTCCTTATAGGAAAATCAGTATGAGAATGATGGACAATAATGTTCCAAAACAAGCCCCGACCACTTTCCAACCGAATTTCTTTACTTCATCCTTTAATGCGTTAGCTTCAGCAGATGTACACAACCCACCATTTACGGACAAACATCCGAACGAAGCTAAGATTACGTCTTTGGTAGTGCAACCATCAACTCCACGCTCCGCTAACTTGGTTATTGCTTGTTTAACTGCGCTTTCTAGTATTCCGTTATTCAGAACATTGTCTGCCATCGTACCTTTCTCCCTACTTTGGTAACCAACCGTACCATTTTTTGATTATGCTACCAGCTTTTGATAAAATAAACCCAGAACCCATAAAACGGTTGCCAGACATTTTCATTGTATTCTCAAGAACAAAAATGATATTACCTGACTTAGCAGTCCAAGAGTA